AGGCACTGGTTCAGTTTCGGTAAGTTATGGCGAACCTACGATGAACGACTTTGGCACGGTAAACGGCTGGGTTAGTATTGTTTTTAGAGTTACACAAATGATTCAGGCTTAGGAGTTCTAATGACTACTTATACTTTCACCGGCGAACAGACTATGGTGTTCCCTAGTCTTTCTTTGACGCTCAACCCTGGCGATTCTTTTGACGCGCCTGCCGACTTTGTTGCTGAGGATGTGACTGCGGGTAAGACTAAGAAGGTTGCAAGCATTATCGAACCTGAGATTGACTTGACCCCTGTCGAGCCTGCCCCTGAAACTGCCCCTGCTACTATTGAAGAAGCCCCCGCACCTGCGATTGAAGGAACTAACTAATGGCAATTCAAAACACTCACAGAAGTTATATCGGCGTTGCTAAAGAAGCGACTCACGGAACTACTGTTGCTCCGACCGCTTTCGTGCCGGTGGCTGTTTCGAAGCTCAAAGTCCAAGACATTATCGACCCGCTATTTGACGAAGGCCTTCGCGGTTCAGTAGTCAAAAACTTTGCTTATGTGCAGGGTCGCAAGCGTTCAACTGTTGAATGGGGTGGCCCTGTTTTTGCAGACACTTTCCCTTGGTCGGTTGCTGCGCTTTTGGGTTCGGTTGCAACAACTGGTGCAAGCGCACCTTACACTCACACCGTGAGCCTAAAGAACGCTTTGTCAACTGCGACCGACGTGCAACCGACTTCGCTGACTGTTACCGACTTTTATTCAACCAACGTTCGCTCATATCCTGGTTGCCGAGTTTCAGATGTAAACCTAACTTTCACCGCTGAGGGACTTCTCGACTATGCGGTGAAGGCGACTGGTTGGTCTAGCTCGACTGTTTCAACCCCAACGCCTAGCTTCTCAACTCAAACCCCAATCCCAACGTGGACTGCTACTGTGTCGGTTGCTGGAACGACTGTGGCTAATGCTGTTGAGGGTTCGATTGACATGACTCGCCCTGTGACCCCTGTTTATGCAGTCAACACAACTCAAGACCCTTATGCGGTTTTCTTGGGCGCAGCTGAAGTCAAGGGTAAGTTCAAGTTTGTTATGGAAGCGGACACGCAACTAACCAACTTTATTTCAAACACTCAGCCAGCAATCGTTGTCAACTGGACTTCAGGTTCGGGTGCGTCTGCGATTCAGATTCAAGCAACGATCACCAAGGGCGCTTACACGGCCGCAATGATTACGCGTGATAAAGACTTTGTTGAGATTGCTATCGACCTTGAAGGTATCGGTAACACAACCGATGCTGGTGCAACCGCTGGTTATGCCCCAATCAAGTGGGTATTCCAGAACGCTATCGCTTCAGGTATTTACCAATAACAGACTGGTGGGTCGGCGGCTTCCCCCTTCCGCCGCCGGCCTGCCTCTTATTTTTGGTTGGGGGTTGAAGGGTTATTATGTCTAAAGAAATCAAACTGCCGTCAGGCGCTACCGCAACTTTGCGAGAAGCGTCAGAGCTTCGCCAAAAAGACCGCGACAAACTGTATCCGATTTTGACCGAAGCAACCGCAGAGTCAGCGGCGACTTTGGCTAAAACTTTGATTGCGATTCTTATCGAGTCTTGGTCGTTCGACCTTCTCCCGCCAGCAGTCAAACTTGACTCGCTGGGTGAACTAACTTTGGGCGATTATGATGCCCTTGAAAAAGAAGCTACCGCGCTAATGCCGGAACTGTTCCCAGCTTTGAAAGATTCAACCGACCCAAAAGTGTCAAGCTCAGTCGCCTAAAAAGCCTTTTCAAAGGTCAAGAGCGCAGAGAAGACCTTGAGTATCCTGATCGTGAGCTTCGCTATTTTATGTTGGCGGAACGGTTTGGGTGGCCGCCTAGCGTCGTCGATGAGCAACCTGTGGTTTTGTTAGACTGGTTATTGGCGATTGGCGAAGTTGTGGATGAGGTGAAGTCTAGTGAGTGAAGATTTTCACATGAGCATAAAAAACATGACTGAAGTCATTGCTAAAATCACAACGGCCACAACCAAGATTGACCAAGCTGCTCTTTACGCTGTTGGACAAGTTGGCTTGTCGCTTGAGCGCCGTGTCAAAAAGAACTTGAATACGACTACACACCCTCGCGGGGTTGGTCACATTATGAAGGGCGACGGCGGGTTTCCTAACCGCGTCACAGGCAACTTGTCACGCTCTGTCTATACAGACCTAAAGCACCAAACTGGCTCTTACATCGCCTCAGTCTTTCCGACAATGGTTTATTCGCGCGCTTTGGAGTTCGGCTCGCCTCGGTGGAAATCAGGCGTGCAGTATCCTTATCTAAAGCCTTCGTTTGACCAAGAGCGACCAGGCATGGCCGCTTTGTTTACAAAAAAGTTTGTTGAAAGGATGCATAGCTAATGGCTACACCCTTGGAACAAATGGTTATTGAAATCAAGGCCGACACCGGCAACCTTGCTGCTGAGATGGCTAAGGTTAAAGCTCAACTTGAGAATGTTGGCTCGACTGCTAAACGCGAGTCTGAGAACACCAAAAAAATGGGTGAGGCTTTCAAGATGGTTGCGGGTGCGGCGGCAGGGTTTTTTGCTATTCGTGAAATCTCCAAGTTTCTGAGCGAAGCTGGTCACGCTGCTGTCACTAACGGCAAATCGTTTGAGGTCATGGCTTTGACTTTGAAGAACGCTACTGGGGCAACTCGTGAGCAAGCTGATGAAGTTGATAAGCAGATTGAGTCTTTGTCTACGATGTCAAATGTTTTGGCTTCGAACATTCGACCTGCGTTTGACGTTTTGGTTCGTTCAACTAAAGACACAACAACGGCCTTGCAGTTGCAAAAGTTGGCTTTGGATGTTTCGGCTGCGACCGGCAAAGACGTTTCAACTGTTTCGATGGCTATGGCTAAGGCTTATGAGGGTAGCAACACGGCTCTTAACCGCCTTGTGCCGTCTGTCAAAAACTCGACTGACAAGTTTGGGGATTTGCAAAAGCAGATGGGTGGCGCAGCTCAGAAAGCGGCTAACGCTGATCCTTACGCAAAGATGAAAAATGCGATGGAACAAATCCAGGTTGCGATTGGTAAAGACCTGTTGCCTATTTTGCAAAAGTTTGCTGACTGGGTGAGTGCAACAGTTCCAACGGTTCAAGCGTTTTTTCAAGAGTTGGGCGATTCGACAACGCCGATTGGTAAACAGTTCAAAGATTTTACTGACAACATTATGAACTTTTTCAATACTGTGGTTAGTAACTTGCCAACGATTATTGGTTGGGCTACTGCTTTGGGTGTTGTGGCTGGTGCAACTTTGGCTATTGAGGGTGCGATTCGTATTGCTTCGGCGGCGATTGTTATTTTTGAAGGTGTGGTCAATGCGGCGAAGTGGGCTTTGGCTTTGTTTGACATTGCTGAGGGTGCTATAAACCCGACGGCTTTGGCTCTTGGTATTGCTGTTATCGGTTTGTCTATTGCTGGGATTGGTGCGGCTGCTCAAGCGGCGGCGGGTGGCGTTCAGGGTTTGACTGCGAGCCTGAATGATTTGAAGGGCAATAAGTTGCCAAAGGTTGATTTGAATGTTGTGACTAGCGCTGGTATTCAGGCGACTAGCGAAATTGCTCAACGCAACAAAATGAGTTACAAAACTTTAGATGCTATGCGGATGGCTTACGAAGCTAACCAAGAACAGTTTTCTCGCACACATCATACTCGTGAACTGCGGTTGGTTGAGGAAGTTGCTGCGCGCAAACAAAGCATTGTTGAAGCGGCTCAAAAGAAACTCAATGGCGTAAACAACTTACTAAACGACCAGGGCAAAAAGACTAGCGATCCAAATACTGCTTTCGATTTTTCTGCTTTGTCTGCAAAGATTACGGCGGCCGCCGGTAAAGCAAATACAACTTCACAAACTGCTGCTCAATCTCACGCCGCTAAGTTGACTGACATAGCCAAGAAACACGCTGACACTATTGCAAAACAACACCAAGCGTTGGCTGACAAGTTGAAGTCAATCGTTGAGAAGTCTGTTGAAAGTTTGCGTAGTGCTTTCCAGTCGGCCGCTCAGGTCGACATTGGGTCGATGTTTGCGTCGATGCAACAACAGGGCGAAACTTCTGCTGATTCTTTGTTGGCTTCGCTAAAAGACCGCCTCGCTAAGATTCAACAGTTGGCGCAAGACACGGCAAAACTTGCTGGCGCTGGTTTTAGTTCTTTGTTTATCGAACAGGTCGTTGCTCAAGGGCCAGAGGTTGGCGATGCTATGGCTCAAAGTATTTTGGGCGCAAGTTCTAAAACTCAAGCTGATCTAAAAACTTCGTTTGCTCAAGCTGTCCAACTTGGTGCAGGTCAGTTCGTTACTGGAGGTTCAAGTTCTTTAAATGCTAAACAACTGCAAACACTTGCCACTCAAGGTTCGACTGGTCAGAATGTGATTGGTTCTAATACTGGGGTTACTATCAACGCGCCGGTCACTATGACAAGTAACGCAAGCCCCGCTCAAACAGCGCAAGCAGTTGTTTCGGCTATCAAGTTCGGTGTTTCGGCAGGTGCGTTCTAATGCCCGCTCCGACTCCGTATCAGTTTTCGTTCAACGGTTTATCGTTCGGCGCTGGCACACCTTACGCGATTTTGGACATTGACGGTTTAGAGTCGTTGCCAGGTTTGCGTGTGCAGGATGACAACCGTGGTTTCAATGATGGCACTTTTTCTGGTCGCGACTTTTATGATGGCCGAACAATAGTTTTCACTATCAACACTTTTGCGGGCAACGGCAACACGGCGCAACAAAACTACAACCTTTTGCAAGCTGCGCTTCTCCCGCAACAGCAAAACACTCAGGCTTTGACTTGGTTGTTGTCTTATTCGGATAGCGTAAGCACTGTTCAGGCTCGAGTTCGTCAGAACAAAACAATGGTGAATGTTGATTATGTCGCTGGCAAGATTGTTTCGCAGTGGGTTTTCTACTGCCCAGATCCCCGCTATTTTGACATAACCCCGCAAACCATTGCGTTGCCTTACACAACTCCGCAAGGTCGCACTTACAGCAAAACTTTTAGTTACAACTATTTGGGTGGGGCAACCGTTGTCATAGGTTATGGCACGAACGGCGGCCGTGTAAACGCTGGCGGTGTTATCACGATTACTGGCCCAATAGATACGCCAATAATCGGAAACACAACTTCGGGTCTTTTCCTTACACTCAACACCGTGCTGGCTTCAACCGACACCGCAACGCTTGATTTGACTAACAAGACCGTGACAATCACTAGCTCTATAACTGGCTTGACGACTAATGCTCGCAACTTGTTGTTGAATGGGTCGAGTTGGTTTGATGTTCAACCAGGCTTGAATGGTTTCTCTTTTCAGGGCGGTTCGATTGTTGTCGGAACGACTTCGGCTAGTATTACTTTTAGCAACGCTTATATTTAGAAGGATTTTTTATGGCTCTCGTATCGCCTCCGAGTTGGTTGCAAGCTGGCACTTACACCGCACAATCTGATCGACAGAACCAAGCCGCCTTTTTGGGTTCTGGTGTTATGGGTGCTAACTCTATGACCGTGACCGCTGGCTCTGGCATGAATGTTAGCATTGCTTCGGGTTACGCTTCTATTGCTCACTCGACCGCTGGCCTTGGTGTTTATGGGGCTTACAACAACGGAACAGTTACGCTTGCTATTTCGGCGGCTAACACTTTGGCTCGTATTGACTTGATTGTTGCGCAGGTTCAGGATGCTCAATATTCGGGTTCGCTAAACAATGTGACTTTTGTTGATGTTTTGGGAACGCCTTCGGCTTCACCTGTTGCGCCAACTAAACCTAACAACTCGATTATTTTGGCGACTGTGTTAATCCCAGCAAGCGCAACTTCTGTTGGCACAATAACTGACGCAAGAACTTTTGTTCAAACTCCGCTACTGACTTCAAGTTATTATGTGTCTGCCGCTTCGTATACTGTTGCCTCGCCGCTTGCTTCTGCTCAGAACATTTACGCTGCTTCGGGTTCAACCGCTGTTTTGCTGGCAAACACCACTTATGAGATTGAAGGTGTTTTGCGTTTTCAATATCAACTTGGAGCAACTGGAGCTATTCCGTCTTTGCAACTAACGCCGGCCGCAACCATAATTAGCACGGCCGTTTCGGTTGATTCTTATCTTAACGTCACAGGCTTTACTTCGGACTACACAACTACTAAGCGAACCAACCTGACCGCTGTCGGAACTGGCTCGGCTCTTGCAAACAACGCAACTTCTGTGACGGTTTATTTGACTGTTATTTTCAAGGGTATTATTCGCACAGATACAGCCGCTAACGGTGGTGCTGGATACTTGACTCCACAGATTTCTTTCAACAGCATTTCGACCCTAAGCAATGTGATTTCTCTATCAGGTTCGACTTTTAAAGTGACCCCTGTTCTAAACGGTTCGGGTGTTTCGGTAGGTAGCTGGTTGTAATGCCTGAAGAAATCCCAACCTGGGCGCAAGGCCTACTCAAAGAGGTCACAACAATCTCTGAAAGACTTCGCAATCTAGTCGATACCACTAACGCAAAACTTGAGGATCACGAAGGTCGGTTGCGAGTTCAGGAACAAACTGCAGTTCAGATTGCTTCTGCTCTCGAGCGTGTGACAAAGGTTGAGGAAAATCAGAGCGAAGTTTTTACTCGGTTGCGTAGCGTTGAACGGCGCGTTATTCAAGCAATTAGTATTGGCAGTTTTTTACTGTTAGGTTTAGGTGTGTGGGCTAACTTAGTCCAAGTTGGGATTATCAAATGACACACTTTGACAAGCTGAGAACTTACATTGGTAAGCCTCGCAAAACTTTGCCATGGTTGCGGGCCGCGTGGCAACAGAACACCGAGTATGACTGCGCCGCTGCTGTCAGTTACATTTATGGGATTAAGCCTGAGATTGTTTCGTGCGGTGAACTGGTCAACTATTTTCAACACAAAAAGGCTTGGTTTACAACTGGCATTCCACAGCCTGACGACCTAGTTATTTTTGACTGGGAAACCGCTGCGAAAAACCCTAAAGCTTTCATGGGTCACGGCACGGTCAATCACGATCACGTTGGGATTGTTATCAAAGCTGACAAAAGCGGAGTTTGGGTTGTGTCTGCGGACTCGACAACCCCTGCCCCTGGTTTGGTTTCAGAATACGGCCATTCGATTAGTTATAATTATGTTCTAGGTTTTGGAAGGTTGAAATGACTAAAGCTGTTGTTCTTGAAATCTTGAAGCGTTCGGGTTGGTTGGCCGCTGGGCTTGCGCTGGCCGGTGCGGGTTCAATCTTTGCTGCTCAGGGAAACACTTGCGAAGTGTTGATTGCGACTGTTGTGACCCCTGTTGTGGGCGTGTTGACTAAGGTTGCAACGTTGGTTATTCGTGAGCGTGGCAATGTGACTGTGGCTGAGGTTGACGCGGAGTTTGACGCTACGCCGAAAGGCTAGTCAATGACCGTTCCAACAACTTACCGCTACCTTTTTGCGGACTTAGTAACCAATCAGATTCTTGCTGAACTGCCTTTAACTGCGGTTAGTTTTACTTCTGTTCTAAACGGTGCAGGTTCTTTTACTGGCACTCTCTTAGTGACTGACGCAACACAAACCTATTTGAACATTTGGGGCGCTACACAACCCGCTCGAACCGCGCTTT